GATATAATAGGGATTAAGGGTCACGGAGTCGTTTCTGTATCTACATCACCTTGGCGAGCTTATGAACATGTGGAACGCCTAGAACACATTTGCAAGATAGTACTTGCATCGGGTAATTATTAATCTATTAAGGAGCTGAAATGATTAAAAATATATTAACAGGAGTGCTAGTTAGTTTTGCGTTAGCAACTAGTGCAGTAGCAGAAGATGCACCAACAACATTACTAAACTCTGGAACGATAAGCCCCTATAAGGCTCAGCGTAACGGAATCTTTTTGGCCCCGGATTTTTTGGCTATAATTCCCGGAAACGCAATACTTAACACAAGTACACAGCCCTGGGTAGATTCTTCAACCAACACGATTGTTATTTCAAAGATGCCATATGTTAGTGGTACTAAGTATGCCAAAGACTATGCAAAGGAAGGTAGTGTTTTCACTGTAACTACTGATAGCAAATATCGTTATTTTAAGGGCAACGGATTACCATCTACCCCGATGGGAGAGTATCCTGTACAACAAGGAACCGAAGCATACAAGTATTATAGTGTTGCCCCCGGTGGTCATGATTTCAGAACAGGTATTCCTGGCTCAGATTATTCAAGTGCCGCGGCTATTGGCATTAGTCCTTATAGGTTAGTTGTTCAATTACCAAGACACCCGAAACCCAGTACTAAGCCAAATCCAATTGGTTCATTGCCGATTGGTGTCACGCTAACTGGTACCGTGTGGCATTTTGAACTGGCAAACGCAAGTGGCACTGCTTGGTATAATCCAACTTCGTTGTTACCAATTGACCAATGCTGGGGACATCCTTATGCTCAACAATATCACTTGCATGGTTATTCATGGAAATGTTTCCCTAATCAAGGAACAGAAGGACATTCACCCTTGTTTGGTTATGCATTTGATGGATTCGGTATCTATGGCCCTAGGGGCGATGATGGTAAAATGGTTACCAATGATCAACTAGATGTATGTCATGGTCATGTCGGTAAAGTATTGTGGGATGGTAAAATTCAAAAAATCTACCACTATCACTTGAACAATCAATATCCATATAGTATTGGTTGCTTTAGAGGTAAAGTTGACTATGCCAAAGCATTAGGATCACCTGATATGCAGTCACATGCCCATATGGTTCATGGTATGTCTGGGCACATGGATCATAGTATGCCTAACCTTGTTAGGTATCCAAAGGGGACATTTCAATGAGCAAAGAACAGTACGACCTAAATACAAAGACCGACTACCTTAATCGCAAGATGTTTCTTGATCCAGCGGGACCAGTTACTATTCAGCGTTTTGAAGAAGTCAAGTACCAAAAGCTAGCTAAGATTGAGCAAACTGCACGAGGATTCTTCTGGATCTCAGAGGAAATCAGCTTGACTAAAGATGCGAATGACATGAAAGAGGCCAGCGAGACTGTATCTCACATGTTTACCAGCAACTTGTTACGACAAACTGCCCTTGACAGCATTCAGGGACGAGCACCAGCCCAGGTCTTTACACCAGTATGTTCTATCCCAGAGTTAGAAGCGTTGATGTCTAACTGGTCCTTCTTTGAGACAAATATTCACTCACGCGCCTACTCGCATATCATTCGCAATATCTACAATGTGCCTAAGGAAGTGTTCAACACTATCCACGATACTAAAGAGATCATTGACATGGCCGCAAGCGTTGGTGATCATTATGAGAATCTACATGTTCTAAACTGTAAGAAGGAACTTGGCATTGATGTACCAGAGCAAGAGCATATCAACGCAATCTGGTTAGCACTTCACGCATCATACGCACTTGAGGCATTTCGCTTTATGGTTTCGTTTGCTACTTCACTTGCAATGGTTGAGAACAAGATTTTCATGGGCAATGGCGCAATCATTTCATTGATATTAAACGATGAGTTGCTTCACAAAGAGTGGACAGCGTGGATGATCAATCAGGTCGTCAAGGAAGATGCTCGTTTCGTCACTGCTAAGGCAGAATGCGAACAAGAAGTACGCAAGATTTACGAAGACGTTATCCGTGAAGAAAAGGAATGGGCAGCATATCTTTTCAAGAAGGGTCCAGTCATCGGTCTTAATGAAAAGATCATGATTGACTTCGTTGACTATAACGCAGTGGACGCACTTAAGCAACTCGGTATCAAGTACTGGAACCCATCACCAAAGTCAACTCCTATACCCTGGTTCTTGAAACATACTGACACTAGTAGGAAACAGGTTGCACTGCAAGAAGCGGAATCAGTCAGTTATGTTATTGGTGTTATGACCTCAGAGTTAGATTATGATCAACTGCCAGATTTGTAAGGTAATAGTTATGAATTGGTTTAGAAACGTAACACTGTTCTATCTGTTTGCCTTTATCGTCAACTGGAACATCAACCCTTGCTATCCTTTAGAATGGTTTGCTATAGGATACCTCGCTACATTATCACTACCGTATATTATCAAAAGGAGAACTACATGAACGCAATTATTTGGTCAAAAGATTCATGCCCGTACTGTGTACAGGCTAAGACACTTCTATCACAGAAGGGTATCGCATTTGAAGAACGCAAGATCGGCGACGGGTACACTAAAGAAGATTTGTTAGAAGCAGTACCTAATGCCCGCACAGTCCCGCAGATTTTCCTTGATGGAGAACTGGTCGGCGGCTACACAGAACTAAAACAAAAATTGACAGGCGCATAAAGGAAAGATAATGTTATACCAAGATAACGAGACCTACTCATTCAAGCTAACTTCCGGCGAAGAACTGATCGCTAAAGTTTTAAAGACAGTAGATCACGAATTAGTCATTCATGATCCAGTATCAGTTGCACCTGGACCACAAGGTGTTGGTCTTGTACCCAGCATGTTTACTGCGGACCCAAAAACCGAAACAAGACTAAGCATAAATAGTATCGCAATCTCTGCGTTGACTGATGCTTCAGTTAAGGCAAAGTATATAGAAGCGACAACTGGACTTACTGTTCCAACTAAGAAGTTGATTTTAGGGTAAAATATGGCAAAGTTAAGCAGAAAAGGTGATAAGGATTCGGGCGGCGGCAAGATCGTCAGGGGAGCCAGCACCGTTTTTGCTAACGGCATCGCAGTAGGATTGCATGTGAGCGACATTACTCCACATGGATCCGGTCCACACAAATCAGCAAAGACGACATCTGCAAGTTCTACTGTTTTTGCTGAAGGAGTAGCTGTTCTTAAAGTTGGATCAGGTAACTCGTGCGGACACCCCATCACTGATGGTAGTCCAGATGTATTCGTGCCTTAAAGGATAGTTATGGCAGATTCAGGCGTTCAGAGTCCATTAGGAATCAATGTATTAGGAGCAGTATTGAAAAATACTGGACTCACTATCAATCCCATAGCTGCTAGTTATATGGGAGCAAGCAAGAATAACACTGATTATACTTTGGGTAGTTTGGTACAATCTACTGTGTTGTATGATGTGACCCGTGCTATTAATGCAGGGTACGGCGTTCTGTCTAATACTATCTACGACAACCTCATCTCTATAGGTAAAGGAACAATCCCTGCACTGGGAAATTCCATACCTCCTACTTATCTAGCGCAAGATCCAGCTGGTATTTGGACCACTGTTGCACAGAATGTTGCTACACAACATCGCATAATACCTCCGATGCCCTGCCCTGCAACTTCGGGATATGCAGTATCATATAGTAATATGAATGAAGGACAAGACGCATCTTGGTTGCCATATAACACTACTAATCCAAATAAATCAATAACCCGATGGGGATATATCAGACTTCATGCACTACAAGCGTGGATTGAATTTAATTGGAATGGCAATACTATAACAGATACTGCGACAGCCGGTTCCTTTAAAGTAGGTACAACCTATACAATTATAACAGTAGGTTCAACAAACTTCACCGCAATTGGCGCTACGTCCAACACAGCCGGAGTAGTTTTTACTGCAACAGGAATAGGTTCAGGGTCCGGAACAGCTTATTATTCATATTTAGTGAATGGAACTCCTGCCTATGATGAGTTCTGTTCATCTTTTACGTCTTATAGTGCTGTTGCTGATTCATCTAACAAATCTATTACATCAATAGGAAATTCCAACACCTTTATGCAAGGTGTCTACAGCAATATGAACGACCTCATCAGTGCTGATATCGCTGGGGTAAATCTTTCAAGTGTCGCGTTTGGTAACGATTTGATTAGCCAAGGTAACCTTATTAATCTAAAAAATATTGAAACATTTGGTCTTCCTTCTAATTTACTAGCAACATTGGGTCAGTATTATGCAATAACTCCGGACCTAATATTAGCATTACTAGCTGCGGGAATGTCTAGAGATGACATCACTTCTATCACAACTGGTGCTGATACGAACATATCTGCACAGACCGAACAACAGATATACGGTGCTTTTCTGATCATATCTGGTGAGAACCTAATAGGTATCCTTTCTACATTAAAGTGTACTTTACCTAACATCACTACTCTAGCTGATCTATTGAATCTTAAATTTCTGTTCCCGACTAGTTACGCTTCTCTCACTGTTCCTATTTACAATGCGGATTCAGGACCAACTAACAGCAAAACTTACTATCCTATCTATCAGGACGGCGGAGTAAACACCTCTCTGACTGCGCCTGCTATTCAGAGTTATGTAGGTACTATTATCCCTTCAGGGACACCCCCTACCTCCAGCGCCGCCGCCAGTCCGCAAAATTATTCTACTCTGCCAATTGGATTTGATTCGTATCTAAACGGCATTATTCCTGCTGATCAAGCAGTAGCTGCTGGTGCATTCTCACATACTATGCAGCAGATTAAGAATATTAAAAATGTAGATATACTTAAATTGGCCAAGGTCGCTCAAGGCATAGAAAATACTACTGATTTACCACTGGTTGCTGGTACTGATAAACCTACGGCTCAATCTTCTATTGACAGCAGTAAACAAGTATGTTCGTTGGGGTCTGGTCCTTCAGGTTCATATACTATGTCAGATTTCTTTGGTTGTATGTCAGGTCTTCCTTATCCATGGCATCTGATACAAGAGAGAATTAATCAACTTGCTACCAGCAATTTGTCTACGATCTATGCTAATTTATATAATGCTGTATTACATGCAGGCCCAGTACAAACTTATATTGATCAAGCTAATGCCGAGATTGCTGCTATCCAAAAAGCTAATCCGGAGATTTCCAAATATTTAAATACATACTGGAATATATGCGGAGATCAATTAGCTAGAGAACAACGAGCAAGATATACTAATCTTCCTCCGGTAACTGTACCAAAAGACAATTTTCTAAATCAATATCCTTCATCCCTGTACAATTTCGTAAACTCTATTCCTACTCTCGCATTAGATACTCTGCCGCACATGTCTGCACAAACACTAGAAGCGATCAGTGATATTACTAATTTAGGTGGCCAGAGCATTATTGCTATGATGAGACAAGAACGCAACCAAGCTAGACTTCAAACGTTAGGAATAGATCCAGATAATAATATCGCTGATACCCTTACCCCGATTCAACAGCAAACACTTATGACTAACGGAACTATTCCTGGTGCTGGCACTAGTGATGGCGGAGGCGGCATAACAAGTCCTAATGGAAACGTATATACTTTTCCTGCATGGCCTGCAGGCCCCGTACCGATCGGAATAACTACCCCAGTTGGCACGTTTGAGACCCTAACAGGATTACAACCAGGAGATATTACGTCTATACTTGATGGCAGTGATAATCCAGTGGTATCTACAACTGTTCCGGTTGGTCCGGCAACCAATACTAATCCATCTGATCTAGCGTTGGTTATACAACCGCCAGAAGCCTACGATCCTAATAATTTACCACCTAAGCTAAATCCTAAATTTACTAGTAGCACACTACTTCCGGCAAGTCCTAGTGTATCTGCTGCTATTGAGCATGTCGTTTACTGTAATTGTGATTGCTGGGTGCAGTAAATATTACCTCTATCGTTTTTGAGCATAACTAATATAGAGGAGTATACATGACATACCTATTTACAAGCGAGTCCGTGAGCGAAGGCCATCCGGATAAGGTAGCCGACGCTATCAGCGATAGCATTCTAGATATATTGATGACTGAATGTGACCCGACACTAAGGTGTGCGTGTGAGACTCTAGTGACTACCAATCAAGTCATCGTAGCAGGCGAATTTAAAGGCATTATTGATCCACTAGACTTAGAATATATGGTTCGTAAAGTCGTAAAGAATATCGGTTACGAGCAAGATGGTTTCCATTGGAAGAATCTTACTGTTGCTAATATCATGCATGGACAGAGTCCTGATATCGCATTAGGTACAGATAACTTCGGAGCCGGCGATCAAGGACTCATGTTCGGCTATGCTTGCAACGAGACAGCTAGCTTTATGCCAGCCCCTATCTATTATAGTCACAGGATCGTTGAGACGCTGGCTATGATTAGAAAGCAAGGTATCGGTATCGGTCCTGCTTTAGGTCCGGATGCGAAGAGCCAAATCACTATGGAATATAACGATGATGCGACTGTAAAGCGTATTGACAAGATTGTCTGTTCCACGCAACATGCTCCTGATATAGATATATAATATCTGCGTGCGGGAGTCAAAGAGACTATCAAAGCAGCCATTCCAGCACACTAGATTGATGATGACACGAAGT